GCTCTAACTGATGCAGAAAAACTGCGCAATGATAGTATAAAACTAGCCGCAGATCGCTCTGTAGAGTTGCGAGATGCACTAATTTTAGTTAATACAGCAAGAGAATCAGAAGCAAAAGATGTTGAATCTAATGTTGAAGCGCAACAAAGACGATTAGATGTTATTAATGAAATAGGTCAAGTTATTCAAAGGGAAGGTGCGGTTTTAGATAAGTTAAAAAACAATTTTGACGTAAATACAGCTTCAATTGATGAAAATTCTAAGTTTCTTCAAATTGCAAGCAATGAGTATATTACATTAACAAAGGAGCAGGCTAACGCAATATCGGTTATTGTAAGAAATGCGCAGGCTAATAACTTATTAACTGAAGAATTAGAAAAGGCTGCACAAGCTGTTGAAGAACTAGCAAAACAAGAAAAAGCCAGAGAAGATAACCAAAAAACTTTTATAAACTTATTTGCACAAACAGAAGAAGGTCAAAAAAAGAATATCCAAGCAACGATTGATATGGTTGAAGCAAATCGTGAATTATTTGCAGAATTAGGAAATGTCGATTCTGTAGTAGCACTTTTAAAAGATAAACTTGCTAATGTCAATAGCAATGTTGATGCAACCAGTAGTAGTAGCAACAAAGCTGCTTCATCTATTAATGTTTTAGCAGGCGCAATGTCTGCTTTAAAAGGAGACACAAAAGACGCAAGTCAAATGTTTGGTATATTTTTAAGAACAGTTGGTTCGTTAGTAGCAATGTCTCCACAAGGCGCAACAGGTGGAGCGTTACTGAATTTATTTTCTGGTTTCTTTGCTCATACTGGCGGTCTGATAACTAATAAAGGTATACAACGCTTTGCAAATGGCGGTGTGGTCAGAGGTCAAGATAACGTACCTATCATGGCACAGGCAGGTGAGTTTGTTATGCGCAGGGAAGCAGTACAAAATATTGGTGTGCAGAACCTAGCGCAGATGAATAGAAGTGGCGATGCAGGTGGAGTTACGGTCAATATTTCTGCACCATTAGTTGATGAAACAGTTATAGATCACATCATACCAGCAATCAACAAGGCAACGAATCGGAATCTTGCGTGAGCTTAACATTACCCACAGTTTACAGTGCAGCATCAAAAGCAAGTAACATTGTTGAAAATTGGATTATTCAATTATACTATGGAGATGAAAGTAATTTCACTCCTATTGCATTAAGTGATACTACTGTAGGAAGTGTTTTTTATTATGGAGTTGTAACTAATAGAAATTTAACAATAAGAAGCTCAATCAATTTAGCTAATAGCACTGCTAAAACAGGAAACATTTCACTACAATTAGCAAATTTTACATATAAAGGTAATGATTTTTCTGCTGAAATCTTTGGTGGTTCTAATCGTTATTTAAATCGCACTGTAAAAATATATAGCCAATTAAATGGAGATAGTACGCTGTCAAATTGCTTACAGGTCTATAATGGTAGATTAGTTGATATATCTCATAATAATGATCAAATAAATTTAATGATTGTAGAAAGATCACCTTGGGATAATATAGAAATACCACAAACTAAGGCATCTG